CGGCGACATCGCGAGCTTCTGGTTGATAGACTGGTCACGAAAATTTACATGGCCAGCCGTCAGCCAGTTAGATTCAATAGCCCTACATAGGGCATCTTGAATTCCATGCTGAGTATATTGTAAACAGCACGGCTCTATTGCGATGATTCTCGGGCTTTTGAGTGTTTTAGGTACTGAGACCACCCTAACGGGTAGTTCCAGGGCCTCTGGAATGATCGATACCATTTGGAGCTCCTCACTATCCACCGGAATACCAAGAGGGTACCCGTTATGGACAAGAGGGAAATAAGGCTCCAGACGATCATGCCAACTAGACCACTGATACTTCGCATTTCCATGGAAGCATTCAGCGGTCGCGCCGGGACCGTGCTTTGGAATACAACCGGTAAGTTCGATTGAACTAACCATAGGACCCCAGAGCACAGAAGCCACGCTAATAAACTTAGTGTGGACCTCTTCCGGCACTGAAAACACGTCAAAAGACTGCTCAATGGCAGTGTAGTTTTCGAAGGCGAGGGCAACCCTTTCGGGGGTGCACTCAATCTCAATTTTGTTAAATGCACGACAAATCTGTCTAATGCATCCGACAATCGTTGGGAAATCTTCGTTTTCTTCATTGTCAATTCCTCCTGTCTCTCGGTTGAAAATTCGACCGATCATACCTTGCAAGAATGCAGGGATTGATCCACTCTTCCTAAAAGAACGGAAAAGTGTTGGGCCGATATTCCCATTCGCCAAGGCCTGTTCAAGGTCCTTAGCAAATTGGGGAAGGGTTATCGTGAAAAACGATATCCCCTCTTTTTCAACCCGTGATCTCATGGTTTCGAGGTCACGTAAATCGGAGACATCAGCGGTACACTTCATGCAAGCATCTTCATAGATGTTTTGCATGAGCTTCATATGGTCACTTGCACCACCTTTAGGGTGGTACTCGTTGCTTTTCAAGTTGCCCTCCTTATCAGGAAGGTCGACTTCAAGCTACGACATTTGCCTGTCCTGATGCTGTATTAGCACCAGGCAAACGGGTACCAATACAGAAAACCAATCGGAAGTGACTTAAGTCTGAATTAAGTTTCAGACCCAATCATCTTCGCGATTGCTGTATTGTCTAGCCATGTCTTGAGACCGGCTATGATTAGCTGTATCTGCGCCGTCGTAAACCCATATTCTGGGCGATCGATAACGCAGTAAAAGCTGACCGTTCCGTAATCGTTGACGGTTGTCAACGGGTCCTCGACGATGTCGCGATGGTCAATGCGGACCATTGATCTATGACGATCATTGGAAACCGCATCTGAAATCGTAAGTTTATACGACTTGTCCGCGAGTTGATAGATGGATTTTGTTCCATCCGTTAGCACGCGAGGCATAACCTGCGCGACTGAATCAATGGTGACCGTTTGTGGGTCGGCAAACATAGTAGTTGACCTCCGAAGTAATTTGGAGTTTTCCTGCTACAGATACGATCCGTTCCAAGGGAACATATCTTTGGAAAGTAAACAGGCAGATAGATCATGGTTGAATAGTATTATGCACACGTTTTACCGCATGCGTGTAATACCAAGAGCAGCCAGGATCGCAAGTTGTCTTGGACTAAGAAGTGCCCAAGACAGGCCAAAGCCATAAGGGGTACTTGCACCATTTCTCGCCTTCTCTGACCAATAAATCGGCCAAGTAGACGAGATGGAGCCACCTTTAAACGGCAGCGTTTGTGTAAAAAACTGCGTTGTTGTCTGGTGACTCGACACGTACAAGTATCTGGCCGCGATTGCGTCAACTGAAATATCCGTCATGGCATCAATATTTGAGCCAAAATCGGTAAACCAGTCTAGCAACCACGTCCAAGGTGTCGCACGATAGATAGTCGATGGCGTTATTCGAGCTCCGTAAATCGTTAAATAACGATTCACCGAATTCCAAGCCGAATTATAATCCGGTAATAACGCATCGAACTCTGGCCGATAATACTTGTATGAACCAACCGCGGTAACGTAAGAGTGCTTTCGCTCTCTTATTTCCCACGTCGGGTTCACACCAGTTTCAAATAGACTCTGAACGAGGTAACCTACAGGTTCAACCTGCATGCCAACTCCGGACGAGACTACTGTATCGGTCCAACTATCTTCAAGAACTACTCGCCGTCTGATCCACTTATCATTA